CCCATGATCTCCTCCCTGTGGTCTCGAGTGATCGATCCGGTCGATCGATCGGTTTACTGATAGGCTGCGGAAGTCCCGTCTACCACGTCAAACTTGATAATGGGATCAGAGCTGTACTTGCGCGCCTTGCAGCGCATCGTCGCCATGATGATTTCATCCGCGACTCCGACCTCTCCCGCGAACGTCTGGACCGGCTTGCCTCGCATCTCATACATCGTCGCATAGTATGGTGTTGATCCCATCTGCGCGTCGAACTCGACTCCGATATCCTGCTGCGCAGCATGCGCGATGTACTGATCCTTTTCCGTTGTGGTCGCAAACTCTTTCGTGAACTCGAAGAAGAACTCGCGGACCCCGAGATGGATCGCGCTCGGCTGATCACTCCCGAGAGAGACCCCGCTCGGCATGGATGCGCGCGATCCCTCGAGCTTGAATCCCTGGATCGAATCATCCTGCGCGGTCGATCCCGCATTGAGTCCGACTTTGAAATGTCCGTTTTGAAGCGCTTTCCAGGAGAGAGGAGCCTCATCGTCTCCGGTCGGGACACTCGGAGACAGCGCAGCGAGCTCGGTCCCGAGATCGCAGCCCACACCGGAGAGCCCGAGGATCGCGTTGTCTTTCAGTGGAAACTCGAGAGTGAACCCCGTCACTTTCGCGCCGACGAGGACTTGAGTAGGTTTCGAGGTCCCGACGAGATCGAGACCGCGATCGATGAAGACGTTGCAGTACAGTCCATCATCGCTCGGAGTGAGAATGTGTTTCGTCGAGCTCCATGTGTCGGTCCCGAGCGCGAGCATCATGAGATATCCGAACACATTCGCATTCGGGCGAATGTTGTTGATCGCCCATGTGTAGTTGAATCCGGCTGCGATGATATAGTCCAGATCCGCGAGGATCGTGCGTCTCTCGTAGGTGATCGGCTCCATCTCGATTTGAGCGCTCTCCGCGATCGGATAGACTGCATTTGTCACTCCCGGCTCATCGGTTGCGCTCGAGGCGAGAGCGACTGCGACCGCTCCATCCCATTTCGCAGTCCCCATGGTCTACTCCTCCTCTCCTGTGTCTGTGCTCTCGGTTTCCTCTCCCTCGAGTCCCTCGAGCGTGAAATCACTTCTCTCGAGGAGCCTGTGTGCGAGCTCCTCATCTTCGACCTCGACCGCTCTCCCTGGAATCAGGGAGCCGACTCGCTTCATGTCGATTGTGCGAGTCCCGATGTAGAGCAACCTCATCTCGATCCTCCTCCCTCAGAGAGAAACAATCGTCTCCGGATCCGTGACCACATAACCGTAGACACATCTCCATCTCATGATCGCCGTCCCGCTCGGTCTCTCGAGGTCCCCGCTGATCTCGATCAGTGTCCCTGTGAGCTCGAGATAGCGAACCCGATTCCCGAGCGAGAGGTCTGCTGTCAAAGCAGCCTCGACCTCTGCGCAGATTTGATCGAGCTGATCGTCGACCGTGATCACTGCCGGATCCGGTTTCGAGAAAGCGATGATCTCTCCCTCGAGATCTTGCCGGACTAGCTTTCCGAGTGTGTCTCCCTCCTCCTGTCTGATATCGCCCCGAGTCCACACTGCTAGACAGGGAGGATCATCCTGCGGATAGACTCTCGAGGCGAACACACTCGCGCCGGTTGTCGAGAGCCCCGTCACAGCGGAGACAAGCGCATCGCGGATCTGTGTCCGAGCGTGACTCATGCTGTGGTCCTCAGTCTCGAGCCTCGCGTTTTTTCCATCCGATATCGGAACTCATTCGGGTAGATCTTGTGCATATAGGCGAGCGCAATCGGAGCGACCGCTCGCAGCGCTTTGTCCGCCTCATCTTGAATCGGGACCCGCTCCGCTCGGAGCTTGCTGTGAGGATCCGCGAGATTCTTGCGAGTGAACACATGGAAAAACTCATTCGGACTCCGCGCGATGAAACTGTGTCCCCAATGGTGTCCGCGAGCCCGCACCCCGGACCCTTTCCGGTTCCTCCATCCTCCGACCGTTGTGTCGCGGACTCCTGCGATCGCGATCGCGCGGACCGCTCGCTGGAGGATCCGGAGCGCTCCAACTGTCTTTTTTGCGGTCGCGCGGTCCATCTTTGTCCTCCTGCGGACCGGTCTCTGGGGAGAGACCTTCGCCTCCCGCGCGATCTGTCTCACTGCTTTCGGTCGCACATGCCGCAGCGCTTTGTTGATTGAGGCTGCTGCTGCGCGATCGACTACCAGATGAGCCCCCTGGAGATAGTTGCTCCAGTCCCTAGACTCGAGCCGCATCTGTACAGACTCTTTCGATCCGGCCCACATCATGACTCAACCCTTGAGCTCGAGCAGGAGATGAACAGTCCCGGTCCCGTCATCCCGGACCTCCGCGATGAGATACACAACCTCCGAGATCGTGATCTCTTCTTTGTGCGCGAGGTCTGTCGGTACATCGTCGGAGTCGCAAGTGAAACTCGGTTGAGTCCCTGCGATCTGCTCATCTCCTTTCGAGCCGTTCTCGAAAATCCCATTGATCGGATCTCCTCGGAGTGTCGCAGTCTCTCCGAACCGTCCGGACCGGACTCGGAAATACACCGCGCGACCCTCCCAGGAGATCCCGCTCATGAGACCTTCGCTCTCCTGCGCAGCCGGTCGCTCTGTCCATCTCCGGCCGCCTCCTCTTCCTGCTCCCTCTTGCGAGCCTCCTCGAGCTGTTTCTCATGCTCTTTCGGATCCTCGCTCGGAGCGAGCAGCGCGCGGTTTTGATGTACGAGCTCATAGGCGAACTGTCTCGGGAGTGTGTACTCCTTGCCTTTCTCGAGCTCTTGATGCTCTGGACCCATCACACCGACTCGCATGATCACCTTTGTTGGCTGCGCTGCGAGCGTATCGTTGTTTGGGATGCGATACAGCGGCATTCCGTTTCCTCCTCCCTCGATCGAATCGTCTCGAGTGTCTATCGCTTTCCCCTATGCGGCGGGAGCGACCTTCGGATTCATCTTGATAATGTTCGCGCTCACTTGGAGCCCCGAGCTCGAGGATCCAGACAGCTCGATATGAGCGCGGATGTAGCGCTTGCTTCCGATGTAGGCGAGCGAGTCGCTCGTGTTGTCATCGCCCGTCCCCGTCACAGCGGTCGCGGTCCCGACCACATCTGTCGCCGTTGAGAAGGAGGAATCATCATCGCTCTCCTCGATCGTGAGAGTCCATGAGGTTCCGTCCTGCCAGAGCCCGTAATTTGCGATCACCAGAGCCCCATCGTAGTTGAGCAGATCAGCGCTCGCGCCGTCTGTGTCGGCTGTGATATTCTGCGAGCTGATCGAGTGAACCACGAGAGCGCTCGACTTTGCATCTCGCATCTCCGCTTTCCCTCCTGATTTGTGGGGAGGGAGCGTCCCCCCTCCCCGGTTGCTAGTGTCCTTCGGTCCTTGAGTCAGAGCTCGCTAGCAGATCTGATCGTAGCTCCAGACGAAACTCTCCGGATGCCGGACAACAGAGTCGAGCGACTGGAACAGGCGAATCCGAACATTCCCCTCCGCTCCCTGAGTGAAGGGATCGACTAGCATGTCGAGCCCGCTCCACATACAGATGAGCAGATCGTTCCAGTTTCCGAAGAAGGTCGCACAGAGATCGGCGGTTGAGTGTGTGCCCTTCGTGTACGTCTGCTTGATCTGATTTGTCACATAGAAGGGATACCCATTGACCGGAGCCTCCGGAACCGCATCGTTCCAGATAAAGGGCAGATTCGTTCCCTTCTGAATCGTCTTGAGAGCCCCGCGAACCTTCGCGCTCCCCACATAGGCGAGCTTGCCGGTCGCAGCATTCGCGGTCGCTGCCGTGGTTTCAAACTCGACATACTTTGCCCAAGTCGGAGCGAGTCCGTTTGTCCCCATCGCGACCACACCGATCCCGGTTGTGAACTCGATCCCGGTCGGCTGTGTGACGCCGGTTCCATGAAAGATTGCCAGATCCGCAGCGATCCCGAGAACCTGCGCGAGATCGCTTTTCACAAGCGCCTCGCAATCGATACTCGACTGCATGATGAGCTTGCGTGTGAGATCCGTCATCCCCCCGACCGTTTTCGGAGTCGCTGCGACTTGACCGAAAGTCTGTGTTGATTCGGTCGGAGGCGATCCCTCTCCGACCCAGTATGCGGTCGCGCCCCCTGTGAGCTTGGGAAACGCCACATCTCCGACCAGACCCGTGATCGTCCGACCGAGCTGCATCCCGACTGTGTTGTTGCGCAGCAGCTCGATGAAGTTTGCGCTCTCGAGTGTGGTCGCGACCGTGTATCCCCCGGCTGTGTCCGTCCCGACTGAAAGGTCGCGCCGTCCGCCGCTCGCTCGAGGGAACCTCTCGGAGACCTCCGCAGTCGGCAGAGCGAACCGCTCGCAGAGGATATCCGGAGGGATTGTCACATCCCCTCGGAACTCCCCGCCGCGCAGCTTCCGGAACTCCCTGGAACACTCGAGCTCGAAAGCAGCGTCCTCCTGATAGGAGGGATTGCTCGGCTCCATCCGAGCGCGGATCAGCTTGAGGAAACTGAATCGCTTTCGCTCTTTCTCATTCAGTCCGAGCTTTGGATCGATCGGAGCCTGTCGGATCGGTCCCTCTGCTCCGATCATTCTCTGGATCACAGCAGCTCGGAACTCGTCGACCGGCTTGCCTTCCTTGATGTACTGGCTCGCGAGCTCGCGCTGTTTCGTGTCCTCTCCGATCTGGAGGATCGTCTGGACCCGCTCGAGCTCTTGCTCCCGCGCTTGGTTTCGCTCCGCGCGCACGTCGACAGCAGGAGCAGCAGGAGCAGCGACAGCAGCCGGAGCCGACTGAGGCTCCCGCGCACCCGCTCGATCCTGTGTGGTTTCTCCTGGCATGGTTTCACTCCTTCTCTCGAGCCGGACAGGATAGAGCTCGCGCTCCTGTTCCGATCTCGCGCCTCGACCGACACCGACTGTCGCATCTGCGGGAATCGGAACAGGAGAAACCTCGAGAGGCTCCCATTCTGTGACTCGATAGATTGACGGTCCGTCCTCTTTCTCCTCCTGGAGGACAACCTTGATGATTCGATACCCGATCGAGATCCACTTGCGGATCCCGTCCCGGATATCCCTGAGAGTCATCTCTGCGCGCTCCGATGAGCCGAATCGAATCACGCCCCGCATGATTCGATCGGGATCGATGCGCACAGACTCCACCACTCCCACATGATTGAGAGGATCCCATGTGTCATGATGGAGGAGGACCGCTCCTCCGGCTCTGAGGCGACCGAGCCTCACAGCCTTTCGAGAGTGATCCAGGATCTCGATCCCCCACCATCGGGGGACCGGAGTTTCGGAGCTCATCGCGATCTCGACAGTCCGATCCTCCATGTTGACCGCTTCGCGGTCGACTTTGAGGACTCGATACTGGACAGGGAGCTCCTCCGGAAAACCCTTCTCTCCGGCTCCAGGAGCTCCCTCCGCGTCGAACCTGAGCGAGCCCGTCTGATCGATCCAGATATGAGGAGTCCCCCGCTCATATCGCTCGAGATCGATTCCATTGTCGCGGTCTGCCTCGAGAGGAAGCGAGACCGGTCCGTCTGTCGTGACCGTGATCACTCTCAGAGCTCCCGCTGTGGTCGAGTCCACATCGAGCTCTCTGAGATCCCCTGTCGAGGTCCCGACTGTGATCGAATCACTTTCCATCTTTCGCTCCTCCCTGAGAGGCTGTCGGATTTCCGATCGGTTTCACTGCGAGACCGAGCTCTCCGAGAAACTGCTCCTCATCCGCGAGCTCTCTCCAGACGGTCTCGGGATCGAGACCGCGATCGCGGATGATCTGTGATCTCGAGGAGATTCGATTCTCGATCGCCATTGCCGCAGCCTGTATGTCCTGGAGAGGATTCACATACGGCCAGCGCGGACCTTGCCAGCGCGCTTGTAGATACTTCCTGTAGCGCTCTGCTTTGAGTGGTCGAGGGACACCCCCCCCTTTCGCGGGGACCCGGAGAGTCTGAATGAGGAGCTGCCACTGGAGCCAAGCGCGATAGACCTTCCAGCAGAAGGAATCGATTTCAAACTGTTGCAGCGCTCTCCACACAATCTGTTGATCCTGTGTCCCCGCGCGGATGGAGGAGAAATTGACTTTCTCGAGGTCCCCTGTAAGCGAGTGATACGTTGTGAGGAGCCCTGCGCTTGCGGACTGCAAACACTGCCGGACAAAATCAGGGAACTCTCCTCGAGGATATTCTGGGGACCATGGCTCCGGTTTCAATCCAGGAGGGAGCTCCTCCCATGATCCCGGCTCGAGGTCCGCGATCTGCGATCCATCTGTGTCCGAGTCGGTCCCTGTGTACTTCCGTTCTCCCCCTCCGTCATCATCGGTCTGTGTGAAAAACCCGACTTTGTTCGCTCCGATGATCGCATTCGTGAGCGCTGCGTCCTCATATCGCGCGAGGTTCTTGAGGCGATACATTGCTGTCGCCATCATCGGGAGCCCTCGAGTCTGTCCGACAAACTCTGCGAGATATGTGTGGATGATATCCGCTGCTGCGATGCGAGTGTGTTTGCGAGTCGGAGAGCCCCATGTCACAGGAGCAGCTTTGAGATCGAGGAAGTGATAGGCGATCGGTCGGCTGTACTGATCGCGCTCAATCCCCATCCGGATCGAGTTTCCGTTTCTGAGATCCTGATTGAGATCGCGATCGAGCAGCTCGGGATCGATCTCCTGGAGCGCGAACTGAAACGGTCCGTGATCCGGACCTCTCAAGATGCGAGTGATCGCCTCTCCATCGATTCCGAAAGTCCCGACATGAGATCTCTGGAGCTCGATCCAGGATTTCGCTCCGGATGCATCGCAGAACTCGCTCGAGCCCCATTCGGAAAATCCGTTCTCGATCGTTTGGTTTGCGAGTGTATCGAGCTTCCCATCCGGATCCCGAATCTGAAGCTGGAGTGTGATCCCCTCCGGACCGACCGTGTTGTCTTTGAGCAGATGAATGAATCTCCGACCGTGATCACTATTGCGATACAGATCTCGAGAGCGAGCTCGAAGTCGACCCTGCATCGAGTAGACGATCTGATCTGCTTGTTGCGGAGCTGTGACCCATCCGGCTCCGAGTCGGTCTGTGCGAGCTGATTTATAGGTCCGTTTTCGAGGTTTGTTGTGCAATGGAACTGGAGACAGCGCAGAGGCTCGAGAGATCGCTCCCGAGAGGATCCTCCCTGTCCAGGAGATGAGGCGAGTCTCGACACTGTTGAGACCCTGCTCGAGTCTCGAGAGCGCTCTGATCATTCCCAGATCCTTGTCTTGATGATCCTCGGATTCCCCATCCCTTGAGCGAGCCGCTCATCGCGGAGCTCTCTCTGATACATGGCGAGATAGGTCTTGTACCACTGGACAACCTCTCCAGGAGAGAGAGAGGAGAGGGAGCGATTCCCGGTCGGAGTTGCGATGCTCATCGAGAGCATATCGTCGGAAGCTTTGTTTTCCAGCATTGCCTCGAGCGCATCGAGGACCCGTTTCACATGAGAGCGAGAATCGTATCCCTGGACCGCAGCCTCGAGGGATGGGATCACGTCGACCCGCCCCTCACCCACAAGATGCTCATCGGTTCCGTCTGTAACAACCGCCTGAAAGAACCACAATCCAGGAGTGAAAGCGCTCGACTCATTCGGAGTCGCATGGATCAGATGATATCCGTCTCCGTTGTCGCTTCCTGTGATCGTGAGTTTCTTGTCTGTGGTCGCAAAGTGATATTTGAGAGTCCAGCTCGCTGGATCATAGTCTGCATAGTACTTGCGGAATTTGACCGTCTGTCCGACCATGATGCGAATCGGCTCGCGTGTTGGGATGCTGCTGCTCACATCATCGCCTCCAGAAAGCGGAAGGGGATTCCATTCAGAAAGAGGAGACTGAATTCGCGTCTCGAGCGTCAAGTGAAAAACTGAGACGCTCGAGGAGAGCGTCCCCGAGCGTCCCTGAGCGTCCCCATTGTGAGGACTATCCGCGATTCATGAGCGAGCTCCTCATGACTCTCCGTTTGCGCGGAGGTCCCCCCGAGCGTTTGCGCTCCCGAGCGCGATCGCGCCGTTTCCGGATGATCTCGAAATCTGGATTGAGGATCCGCACAGCAGCGAGCGCTCCGACCCGACAATCGAGAACCTCATTCCGAGGTCGAGTCTGCTCCCATACCCGATACGGTCTCCCGCGTTTGTAGCGAGTGATCCGTTTCTCCGCTGTGAGCTGTGCAAAAAACTCCGCATCATGAGCATCGTCTCGAGGGAAATGACAGCAGCCCGGACCCGGCTCCGTGATCCGCAATCGAGAGTAGATGATACCCTTCGCCTCATAGGTGCCGATGATGTACAGCTCGACCGGTCTCTGCTTCCTGCCGGTCCTCCTCCTGCGCGGAGCCTGCACAACCGGTCGCGCGTCTCCCTCCTCACCCTTAGTCGCGAACACTCCGCGACCCCTCCTCTGTTTGCAGAATCCATAGACCGTATGAGTCGCGTATCCTGAATCAATGCATGCATGGAGAATGTGGAGCCGGTCTCCGAGTTGATGTGTATAGGTTTTCTCGAGAGCATCGGAGAGCGCAGTCCACACATCCCCTCGATCGGTCGCTCCCCAGAGGATCCGATAATCCACACTCCAGCTCTCCTCTCCCTCTCCCCATCCGACAACCTCCATCTCTATCCGATCGGCTTGCACGTCGACCCCTGCCGTGAGGAGCAGAGCATCCGCAGGGATCTCCGCGCTCCACTTCTCTCTCCGCTCCAGGAGTGTCTCGGCTGCGACCGTTTCTCCATACTCTTCCCAGACCTCTCCGAGGACTGTGTTGATCCAGACTTTCAGCTCCTCGGCTCCCGCCTTTTTCGCATCGAGAAAGTCCTGCGCAGCCTCTCCCCAGGAGTACCATCCGACCGGAGAGTAGAGCGCGGAGAGATGATATCCGACAGTCCCCGGAACTCCCTCCGAGCTCGCCGTCCATTTCCCGCGCTCGAGCATCCATGTTTTCTCTCGCTCCGGGATCTCCTCTTCACACTCCGCGCACTTCATGACAGCGAGCTCCGGCTGTCCATCCGGCCAGATGATTTGTGACCACTTGATCCGCTGATAGGATCCGCAGTGAGGACAAGGAACCTCATAGTATCTCTGATCGGTCCGCTGAAACTCTTTCTCGATGCGAGAGAGCCCCTTGATGGTCGGAGTCGAGACGACAAAGATTTTCCGGCTCGACTTGTAGGTCGCAGCTCTGCGCTCTGCGAGCTTGATCGGATCTCCCTCTCCATCTACATCGAGAGGATATGCATCGACCTCATCGAGGAACAGATATCGCATCGGGAGTCCCCGGAGCCCGGCTGCGCTGTTGCCTCCCGTGACAATCAGGATCCCTCCGGGAAACTCTTTCTCGAGGACCGTGTTTCCGCTGTCTCGAGAGCGTGCATCCTTCACTCGCTCGGAAAGCGCGGGAGAGGACCGGATCAGAGGAGCGATGCGCTGCTTGCTGTGTCGCTTCGCATCGGTTTCTCGAGGCTCGACATAGAGGAGAGGACCGGGAGCGTGCATGATCACGAAACCGAGAAAGCAATTCCCCGCTGTGGTCGCGCCGATCTGCGAGCCCTTCATGAAAACCACTCGCTCGAAATCACTGTCCGGACTCAGGGAGTCTACGATCTCGCGCAGATACGGAGTCCGAGCGAACCGCATCGGACCCGGCTCACTCGCAGCCTCTCCGGAGAGGATGAGATGCTCCTCCGCGAACTCAGAGACCGACAGATCCGGATCCGGTCGCAGCCCCTCGCGGAAAGCGCGACAGATGATCTCCTCCGCGCGCTGCTGCTCAGGAGTCAGATCCTCGAGCTCGAGGTCATTGTTTGCGCGGTTTGCCATTGCGCCGTCCCTCGACAATCCTCTCGAAAGCAGCTCGCAGCTCCTCCCGGAGGAGCCTGCGGATCGCGCGCTCCTCATTCATCCCCGCGAGCTGTGCGCTCAAGCGAGGGACGATCGCGAGCGCTCGATCTCGAGCGATGCGTGCCTCCCGGAAGGTTGCGAGCTGTGCTTGATCCGCATCGATGAGTCTCCCTGCTTTCTCTTCATACTCGAGGCGAGCGAGTTTCGCTGCGAAAGCCTCTCTGATCGCCCGGCTCTCTTGATAGACCTTCGATCCCGCGCTCGAGGTTTCCGGATTCCGGCTCGGATCGGTCGACTCGCTCCATTGTCGATCTGCGTCTCGAGGATCGATCTTCCCCCACCGGTTTCTCTGGATGCGTCCGGACTGTATCGCTTTATGGACGCTCCAGGGACTCCCCCCCTGGAGCCGCTTGCGCTTGCGATGCGCAGCATAGGCTCGGACCGAGAGCCCTTTGCTCTCATCGGCTCGCGGTCCCATCCCTCGCGACTTTCCTCAAAAACGGAGTGATCTGGGAACCTCGAGCCCCCCTGCGGAGAGCGCGGAGCGCAGCCTTGCGTCTCTGTGCGAGCGCGCGGATTCCCGGATATCGCAGGAGCCTCCGGAACTCTTGCGGAGTGTCTCCAAACCAGAAACGGAATTCATCGAGCGCGGAGAGATGATCTCCTCCGAACGTCGAGATTGTCGCTCGGTTCGCGCTCGCTGCATTTTTCAGAATCAGAAAACCTCGGAGCTCCTCTCGAGTCCATCCCGGATCGAGATGCTCCCTGCGCTCATCGGCTCGCAGGATGGGAGCATATCGCATAGGGAAGACCGCAATCCTCGCGATCCTTCCGGCTCGATGTTCGCGCTCCATGATATCGACCGAGACTCGCAGCCGGAGATAGAAGTCCTCCGGATCATCCTCAAAGTTGTAAAGGACATAGCAATTATGCTGCCGAAAACCTCGATCGAGCATCCACTTGGTAGCGCGCTGATAGGCGGGAATCACAGCAGAGGAGTCGAGAGCAAACCGGATCCAGTCGATATGAAGCCCCTCGAGCAGATCGGCTTTCTGCTCCGTGAGAAACCTCGCATCGAGTCCCTGATTGAAATCGACAGAGGAGATCCGCCCCTCCTCCTGGAGAGCTCGGAGTCGGTCCGTGACTCGGCGGATCTCCCTGATCGGTTGCGCGAGAAAGTTGTTGTCCCAGAGCTGGAGGATGCGAGCTCCCGGAGCGAGATCCTGCTCCCATTGAGGTCTCGCGCGGATCTTACCCTCGAGGATTGGGACCAAACAGAAACCGCATCGCCTCGAGCATCCTCTCGATGTGTGTGTCGCTGTGTAGATCGGAGACTCATCGAGCAGATCCCATGCCGGAGCATGCTCCTCCGCGCTGTCCAGGAGACCTCGGTAAACTCGAGCCCCGAGCTGCTCGAACCGCTCCGGGAGCAGACTCGCGGAGATGCCTCCGACCCGGACCATCTCGCATCGTTTCAGAGCCTCTTTCGTGATCGCGAGCGCTCGACCGAGATCGAAAGTGAACAGAGTCGAGATCCAGATCTCCTCGAGTTTCTCGCCTCGAGGCGGGAGCCGGTCGCGATAGAGAGTCGGCTGCGCTCCCTGCGCTCGGAGCATCGATGCGATCTTGAGGAGACCGATCGGATGGAGAGGTTTCCTCCTGCGCGGAGTCGCCTCGATGAGAGCGATCCTCTTCATTTCTCGAGGACCTCGAGAGGGATCCTGCTCGGCTCATCGGTCGCTGGAACGATGCACGTCCAGAACCATCCGGATCCATGCGGTCGACCGTCTCCATCGCAGCAGGGAGACCATCTCGCGAGCTCGAGGATCCGCAGCTTTCGCAGGATCCCTCGCAGCTCGAGGACGGGGATCCCCGTCTCTGTCTCGAGCGCCTTGTATCCTCTCCAGGTTTCGCCTCCATCCTCGATGAGAATCTCGAGGACTTTGCGTTCCCTATCCGTGAGTCTGTGTGTGATCACTTCCGCCTCCAAAATGGATTGTCCAGGATCCGTCTCCCTCCTCTGTGACATGAGCTCCAGCGCTCCGCCAGAAAGAAGCGGACTGCCAAGCGCTTGAGCGCTCGCGCTCTTGATTGTCTGCCCAGAACGTACACCACTCCGCAACCTGGACCGGCTTGCGGTTTGTTCTCGATGCGCATCGCAGGAGCTCG